GGTCTCGGTCAGCGGCCGTTCGCGGTCGGTGATCCGCACCCCGCCCGAGCCGCTGCCTTCCGGCTCGGCCCCGGCCAGATCGAGCTTGACCCGCCCGTCGGCAATATCGCGCAGGGCGCGCAGCGCGTCGTCATAGTCGCGGCGGATCTTCGGATCGGGATCATAGGGATGCAGCTTCCAGATCGCGATGACCTGGGCGATGTCGGCGATCAGCGCCGGGGTCGCAGTCAGCGGCAGTGCATAGCGCGCCGCCAGGTGGCCGTCGATCTGGGCGTCGGTATCGGCCAGGGCGCGGTCCACGACAGCCGTGACGATTGCCCCCGTCGCCACCTCGGCGCGGTCGGTCAGCGCGATCAGGGTGCGCGCGCCGTAGCGATCGGTCAGCTGGGCTTGCGTGGCATAGGTCAAGGCGGATAGCTCCTGAATTCAAGGTGCCGGTCTCTCCCGGCGGTCACGGCCTCAGTGTTCTCCGTCGCAGCCGGGATCAAAGCCCCGGCATCCCTCGCGGCGTCAGGGTTCGGCGGTCTCGATCATCTCGACACTCAGCGCCGGATCACCGGCCAGGGCGGCGATCTCCGCCTCGGTCAGATCACCCGCCGCAATGTCCACAGGTTCGGGGCCAAAATGCCGTCCGGCCCGCCAGCGGCCCCGCTTCGGCCCGGTGACCCGGACCAGCATCGTCGACGCCGGATTGGTGGCGGGGGCACTGTCCGCCCCCGCCTGCGGCAAAGAGCCGGTCTCGGCAGCCGCCTGGATGCCCTTCTCGGGCCTGGTATCTTTTGCCTTGCGGGCCATCGCTCAGCGCCTCACGCCAGCCACGGCACGACCAGCAGCTCGGCGGTGCCGCGCCAGACGTTGGTGGCCCCGGCCGCGTCGCGTTCGGCGTTGAGGATCTCCAGCCCGGCCTCGCGCAGGGCCGGCGGCACCACCAGCAGGGTGGGCTTCAGGCCCAGCGGCCGGCCGCCATCGCCCTTCATGCCCTCGATGGCGGCAAAGGCGGCCTTGTAGGCGGCGCCGTCCAGCGTCTGCTTCGATCCATAGGCCATCTGCGGAATGCCGTAGCCGACATTGCCGCGCCAGTCGGCGCCATAGACGAAGGTGTTGGAGAAGAACACGTTGTCGTCCTCCTGCCGGTCCTTGGTGGCAAAGGTGACCGGCTTGCGCTCTTGCAGGATGATCGGCTTGACCGCCCGGTTGGTGCACAACAGGTACCAGGGCGTACCGGCGCCACCGCCGGTATTGGAAAACGTCGTGGTCGATCCGTCGGCGGCGGTGACCGGATGATCGGTGTCGAAGAAAAACTGGTCGTCCCAGCCATTGGTGGTGAACCCCGCCTTCAGCAGATCCCAGACCAGCTGTTCGGGGTATGCCCCGGCGGCCTCGCCCAGCATCGCGAACATCGGGCCGTACTGACCCAGGTTGTCGTCCTCGATGTCGTTGCGGCTGACCTCGATGGTTTTCTCGAAATGCCGGTTGGCGATCGTGTAGCTGGCCTCGGCGATACCGTCGAGCAGCCGCGGCCCGATCCATTCGCGCATGCCGGTCATCTGCCGCAGCCAGCCATAGGTGGCGGATGCGGTCGAGGACCGCACGGTCATGGCGACGCGGTCGCGCTGCGTCGGGGCCTCGCCCAGGGCGCGCTGGAATTCGGTCTTGAAACCGACCCGCAGGGCGCTCAGCGATGTGGAATTCAGGATCATGGATCAGGCTCCTCAGGATGCTTTGGTCAGGGCTTCGTCAAGGCGCACCCAGACGCCCTGGGCGTCCACGGCCTCGATGATACCGGCGGCAGATCGGGTGTTGGTGGCATGGGTCTTGGCCACGGTCTGGTCGTCGACCGCGTAGCAGACGTCACCCACCTCGGCGATCGTGATCGCGTCGGCGGCGGTCGAGTTGGCAAAGCGGAAGCTGCCGGCGCGGTAGCGCGCGGTGATGGCGCCGTTGGCGCCTGCGGCATTGTCGGCCCGCGCATCGGCAACGCCGACGCCGACCAGGCCAGTGGCGGTCTGGCCCTTGACCAGATATCCGCCCGCATTGCGCATCACCAGCGCCCCGGCGTAGATCACCGTCGCGGCGGCAACGCCTTCGACGCGGTAGTCGCCTTCGCGGCGCGGGGTCATGCGGTCGTCAGTCAGAGCAGCCATCAGAGAGCCTCCTGGTCCAGCCCGTCAGCCTTCAGCTGCGCGGCGTATTTCTCGGGATCGATGCCCAGCATCTCGGCCACCTGCGCCTGCTCGGAGCTGAGCGTGGCGGTGCCGGCGGGTTGCGGCCGCTTCGACGCGGTCGCGGTTTCGCCCAACTGCGGCAGCGAGCCGACCAGCTTTTCGGCACGACCGGGGTTTTCCATGTGCAGGGCGATATAGGTGTCGCGCTCGGCCTTCACACCGGCGCGCTTGTCGCGGATCGCCTGGTCGACAAAACCGGTCGCGGCGCGTTTCTTCTCGGCCGCTTCCATCTCGGCCACCCGGGTCTGCAGCGCGGCATATTGCTCGCCCTGCTCGCCACCGGCGGCCCGCAGGCCCTTCGCGGCGGCGACGATCTGGGTCAGCGACAATTCGCCATCAAGCCCCAGCGCGCTGCCGACCTGGCTGAGTGCCGCCAGCGGCGCCTCGGCCGGGGTCTCCAGCTTCTTGCCAAGTGCTGCAAGCACCTCGTCTTCCGAGGCATCCTCGGCCAGGCCAAGCATCCTGGCCACTTTCCCTGCGAACATGCTGTCCGTCTCCTTGCTGCTGAGCGGTGTGAGTGTGGCGACCGCCGGATCATTGGTCAGCGCGGCGCGGGCGATGGCCCGCACCACGCCGGTCTTCTTGTCAAACCCGATCACCGGCGACAGGCCCCAATAGGCGCGGTCAGACAGCAACGCGTGGCCGCGCGCCGTCCATTCGATCCGCCCCCAGATGCCATCGCCGCGCTCTTCCATCGCCTGCACATAGCCAACCGCCGGCGCGTCAAAGCCGGCCTTGCCGGCTGTGTCGGTCGAATGGTTGAGGTCGATATGGATGCGCGCCCGGGCGGCAAAGCTGTCGGTGATCAATGCCGCCGCGTCGTCATAATGCCAGGGGCCGCGACCGTCGCGGGCCCGGAACTGCCCCCTGGGCAGCAGATGCACCCACTCCGGCACCGTCCCATCAGTGGCATCGGGCAGGGCAAGCGCGGAAAGGGCGATGAAAGCGGTGTCGGTCATGGCGGCGATATTCGCCGCCAGCCGCACCCGCGTTCATGCTCAACAAGTTGTCAGCAGATATGGCGGCGGGAACCCGGCGCCGTCGTCACAGGCTGACCCGTCTTGACGCCTGGGTCAAGAACCGCCGTTCAACGCAGCTTCAAGCCATTCGCCGATGATATCCAGGACATCGTTGCGGTCGTCCTCGGACAGCCCGAGGAATGGCCGCGCCGGAATGTCGCCCCAGGGGATCGAGTGGAAATGATCGCGGCCCAACTTGTCCTTGCCGATATGGGCGCCGAACTGGCCCTGCGCCGCCCCCATCTGCATCACCGCCGCCTGGATCGCGTTCGAACCGACCTCGGCATAGTCGGGGCCGTACTGGTGGGCAATGCCGGCCGCCATGTAGCCGTCCATGGTCAGCGGATGCGGCCCGTGTTTCTGGCCGGTCCTGGCATAGCGATCCAGCGTCACCTGTGATCGCGGCGCAAAGGCGGTACCTTCCGGGGTCACGCCCGCAGCGATGCGGGCCTTGGTCGATGCAACGAGGGCCGCTCCGATGCGGTTCATCACCGGGGTCATGTCGGTCACACCTGTCGACATGTTGGCCAGCGCAGCGGTTACCGCGTCGTCATCGATGTCGATACGGATCAAGGTACGTCGTCCTCGCCAAAGGGGATTTTTCTGGCTGGGCCGTCCCGGAGCGCGCGGCCCAAACCTTCCGCCAACATATGGAACGCAGGGCGTTCTTGCGCTGTGGCCATTGCCCGCAAACGGGCGAACTCTTCAAGAGGGTCCGCCACGGAATGAGGATCACGGATCAGTCGTTTGGCCCGTTCGATAGTTTCTGACATCATCCCAGCCTGTCCAGGCGCTTCAAGAAAGCGAGCAGCGATGGGTGAATGCGTTGTCGAGCGCCATCTCCGCCGCGCAGATACAGCGTAAACACTTCTGCAAAAAATTCAAAACGATCTGTTGACGCATAGTCGCTGACCAGCAGGTGCCACCCCTCGCGAAGCATGGTATTTTCGGAAAGCAGCGCGTCGATCTCGGATGCGTTCACATCGTGCAGCCGGTGCGCCATCTCGTGGACCATCACCGTATCCGTGTCCTGCGTCATCGACCATTGCCAATTGCGGATCAGTGCGGCGCGCTCCTGCACTTCTGGTGCTGCTCTGGTCAGATCGAGGCGCCATTTCTGTTCGCTCTCCTCAGCAAGGTCGAAGGTCAGCGACCTTGCAACCCAGGCATTGTCGCCCGTACCGGCGCGGAGCAGAACGGATCTTGTCGTCGGAAAGTAGCCCGCCAATTCGCCCGGAACCATAGGCACCGGACCCCAGGGATGCTTTTCATATGCCCCGATGAATTTCAGCGGCGGCAGATCAAATCGCTCCTTGACCTCCTGAGCCGTCCGCAGGATCGTCTCGATGCCGACCTTGTCCATCTCGGTCGGCATTTCGATCCAATCCGCGACACCAGCAGCCTGCGCACGCGCCACCGCCGCTGTTGTTGACCGTGCCGGGGTCAGCTTCTGGAACGGCAGTGGTTCCGACGGCGACGCCATGGCCCGAATGTAGTCGGACAATGCCGCGCCCAGCGGTGCGGGAAGACGCGCCGCCTTTTCTATTGTCATGCGCCGGATGTCCTCAGCCACGCCCGCCCCTGGTGCATAAGCCCAGCCCTTGCCAATCCCCGGCGGCGCGCCGGTCTTGGGATCGCACCGGTCCCAGCCTTCAGGCAGCTTCTTGTCCGGGTCGCCGCCCATGCGGCGGATACCCTTTTCGCTATCAGCACCCTCAGCGAGGCAACCGCAGCCCCACCCGTTGGGTGGATAGTGGGTCTTCCAGAACGGGTGCTCCGGCGGTAGAGCGACGCCATCCCAGGACAGGTGGTCGAGACGCGGATGCGCGGCACCGCTGTGGCGATAGACCCAGAACCGGTACTTGCCGTCGACCAGCTGCGCATGTCGGCCAGCCATGTAGCTGGTGCGCATGTTCGTCTGGTAGATCACCCGCGTGCGCCATGCCTCGCCCTTGGCGCTGCCCCCGCCGGCTCCGCCGGGCCAGCCGTGCGTTTCGACGATCTTCCGCCAGTCTCGCCGGAACTCCGCGAGCGTGGTCCCGCCGGTTATGCCCTTGTCGACCGCGGCTGCTATGTCGGCCAGAACATCCGCCTTGGCCACACCAGCGGCCATAAAGGCACGCTCATGGCCCTCCTGCCAGATATCATCCCAGCGCGATGTCGCCACCAGGTTGCCCAGCCGCAGACGCCAGGCGGCGACCTGTTCGGCGAATGGCTTGCGAAAAGTGGCGGCCAGCGCTGGGTCAGTCACCGGCCTCATCCTCGACCACGACCCGGCCGCCCAGATGCGCCGCCACCATCGCCGCGCCCATCACCTGCGCCAGCCCGGTCGCGTCGATCTCGCCGAAGCCGGCCAGCAGCATTTCGCGGAACTCCTCCAGCGATCCGGCGGCATTCATCATCGCCTCGATCTGCCCCAGCATCATCGCCATCGCCGGCCGGGCCTCGATCTCCAGCCGCTCGGCCAGCAGATCGGCGGGGTCGGGGGGCGCTGAGCGGGCCGCTGAGGGGCCTTTTGCCTGCAGCGCGGCCTCGGGTCGGGGCGGGGCGATATGACCGTTGAATAGGTATTGAATGGCGCTCTGCGGGCCGGTTGCGTCCGCAGGCGCGGTCCCGGGTGGCATCTGCGGGTCCGATTTCATCGCCGGGCGCAGGATCTCGGCCCCGGCCTCGGGTTCGGCCAGGCCGAACTTCTCCAGCACGCTGCGGGCGCTGACCCGCAGCCCGCGGTCGATCAGCGGCGCCAGCGCGCTCGACAGCGCCGCCAGGTCTTCGGGCTCCGGGCGTTCGATCCGCAGGCGCGGGTAGGTCTGCTGCGGCCCGTATTCCAGATCGATCCACGGCCGGATCAGATCGCGGTTGAGGATCGCCGCCAGCGCCCGGCAATCGGCGGTCTCGATATCCTTCTGCACCTCGCGATGTTCCTTGCCCGATCCCAGCCCGCCGACCTGGGCGTCGGTGGTCGAGGTCTGGCCCAGCAC